AAAGCTATTCAAGAATACAGACGGCGAACTATTTGACAGCAGTGTAGAGTGGACACCTTCATTTAGATTAAGGAGAACAAATGCGTTCAATGATTGATATATTAGCTGTAGACGAAGCAACTATAATTAGATTGTTTTGGCTATTTAAAATAGGGTTTGTACACCCAGTAGATGCACCAGGAACAGTAAGAGGTATAATATTAGGATTTTGGAGGTTCGAAATCCAATTAATATTAGGTTTCTGGGATAGTATGTTCAATAAAGAGTTAAGCAATATGAAGCTTAACGAAGATATGGATATTGAGCATCATGCATAATAAAGTAAAGATAACAAAGCCAAAAAGGGGACGCAAGTCCCCTAGAGGCTTAAGCATATGGGAAGAAAAATTTAGAAAAAAGCTTTATAAGCATCACAAGCATTTTGCTAAAAAAGTCTTTCATAGATTAATGAAAAAGTCTTCTACATTAAGAACGACTTTAAAAAGAAGGAGCAAAGAGTATGAAGTCGAATTTAAAATCTCTCTTACAGAAGTTAGAGAGTTATTACATAGAGCATACGGAAGAAAATGTAGATATTGCAATACGATTCTTGTTGTTAGTAATATGGCATGCGACCATATATTCCCTCTTAGTTTGGGTGGTAATTCAACTCCTAAGAATCTCCAGATGATATGTATGAGATGCAATACTAGAAAAGGACCGCTAACAGACAAAGATTTTACAAAAGTATTAAGATGGCTTAATAGGCAACACGCAAGTTTAGCAAAATATGTGCTAAGAAAACTATCAAGTAGGGATTTTTAGAAAGGAGGAGTTATGGAATATGTAAATAGAAAAGCAATGATAATAAGAGATTCAGGTAGAAGCAGCGACTTTATAACTCCTAGTTTTGGTTATGGTTGCTTATACAAGTGTAATTATTGTTATATGCGTAGAAATAATAAGAAAAGGCTTACAATAGCATCAAATACGAATGAAATACTAGATACTATAGCAAGACACCTTTGGCTATTAAAATGGCCTAAAATACCTAATCAAACGCATAAAACGTATTATACGTATGATTTTAGCTGTAATGAAGACTACGTACTGCATGCTAGGTATCATGAGTGGGAAAAGCTATTTGACTACTTTAAACACGAGCCCAAAGCAATGGGCACAGCAGCAACTAAATACGTTAATAAGAAACTATTAGATTATAATGCTAACAGAAAAGTTAGGATTAGATTTAGTATTATGCCACAAGTATTAGCTGATAAATTAGAGCCAAATACATCTAAGATTGTAGATAGAATTAAAGCAGTTAATGATTTCTATGAAGCAGGATATGATGTGCATCTAAATTATTCGCCTATTATTATGTATGATGATTTTGTAAAAGACTATACAAACTTATTTCAATTAGTAGATTCTATTGTAGATAGCTCTATTAAAGATAAAGTTAAAGCAGAATGTATATTCTTAACACACAATAAAGATATGCATAAATACAATATAGATAATAATACTAAAGGTGAGGATTTGCTTTGGAATCCAGAACTACAAGAAGATAAAACTTCTCAGTATGGAGGAAAAAACATAAGGTATAATCGTTTCTATAAAGAAAAGTATATCAAAACTTTTAGACATATGCTTAATGAAAACATAAGCTGGCAAAAGATAAGATATATATTCTAATATAAGGGTAGACAGCACGGTAACGGTGTTCAGTTACAGTAAAGGTTATTTAACATATAGTTTAGAACGCCTTTGTAATGTCAATTATGTCTACCCTTAAAATAAGGAGATTAAATGGTTTGGGAAAAAAAGAAATGTGTATTTGTTAAGATGGGTACTAGGACTCATCAATTAGGTAAACATAAAAGAAGCTCTAAAGAAAAACAAAAACAAATACTAAAAGATAGAGCTAAAAGACTAAAAGAATGGAGGTCGTGGTAATGGCTAGACCAAAGAAGATAAGGTATCCTATATGGGTAAAATTCTTTAAAAAAGTAGGTTACTCAGTAGGTCATTTGGCAAATAAATACAAAGTGTCAAAGAGAACTATATGGAGATATTTAAAATGAAGAAAATGTCTGAAGCAAAGAAAAAAAGGATGTTAAACTGGCTTGCAAAGCATCCTCAAAAAAATAAAGGTCGAAACAAAAAACCAGCAATGACTAATGCTTGGGGTAATGTCAAAAAAGGATATATAAAATGATGAACTTAAAAGGGGTTGTAATGGAAGAGAGATTAAAAGCATATCAAAATATAGCTTACAATAAAGATAATAAGTTTGATGTTGATTTAGAATTTGGAGAAAAGTTTGAAAAAAGTTTAGCTAAGATACTTACATTAGGTAAGATAGAAGTTAAAACTGAAAGAGATAAATGGAAAAAAACAGGAAATATAGCTGTAGAATTATCATCTAGGGGCAAATTAAGTGGTTTAAATACTACAAAAGCTGAATGGTGGTGTCAAGTATTAACATATAAAGGTAAGATTTTAGGAGTATATATGTGGCCTGTTAAGTTATTTAAAAAGATAGTAAAAAATAGCGTTATTAAAGGAAGAGGAAGAATGGTAATGGGCGGTGACAATGACACAAGCGAATTAGCATTAGTACCATTGGAGGATTTGACTAATGGTTTTTAAAAGAAATAGAAAGTTTTCTTCTTGCGTAATATTGGAGGAGGAGAGTAAAGGAAGATGGATGGCAGATAAGCCTTTATTTACGTGCGGTAGTAAAGGCTTGTTTCCAGTATTTAAGACAGGAGGACCAACAGGGGTCTTTCCTAAAAATCACCAAGAGTTTATTTTAAGAGACATAAAGGAGGATAACAAAGAAGATGAGTTTTCAGGATTATAAAAAGATAAATAAATTAATTAACGATATTATAGGGTTAGACACTAAACAAGGACAAAACTTAAGTTTAGCAGTAAAAAATTACTTTGATACTAAACCAGTAAATGTTAAATTAATAAGTAAAAATAATATGTCTTTCGATATTAACAGTATACAAGAGTACACAATACAAGCTGATAGAGCTATGAAAAAATATACTGAAAAATTAAAAAAAGAGACAGCGATATTAAAAGAAAATGGGGAGTTCTGTAGTATAGACGGTTGAGATACCTAATTAACTACAGTTTGTAGATTATGAGCGGATATAGAGTTAAAAAGAAACCAACATTAAGAGAAGTTACTTCTACTGTTTTAGAATTAAACAATAGGATTAACTCTCTTATGGGTTTATTAAGTGAGCTAGAAAAAGCTTTTAGCTTATACATAGAAATGAATAAAGACAACGATAAATTTAAGAAATTTATTGACAAGAAAGTAAAGGAATGGAATGACGCAAAAGCAAATGGAAAAGCTGATGAACCAAATCTTCAAGGAGATACAGACGGTGAGAGCAGCGGGACAAAAGGAGTACGCAAGAAAGACAAGTAACGCTTTTGCTAATTTTGAAAGAGTTGCTGACCACATAGAATGTAGTAGAGAAAAAGTTCTAATGGTCTATCTGTTAAAACACATTGATGGAATAAGTTCATTTGTCAATGGACATAAAAGTCAAAGAGAAGATGTTAGAGGACGTATAACAGATGCTATAACTTACTTATGTTTATTGTGGGGAATGGTAGAAACTAATGATTAATTGTCCAGTATGTAAAGAACCGATAACTTCCTCTTCTATGTCTTATAAAGCATCAGCAGGATTCTTAGATGAAGATGGTGTTTTTCACGAAGATGTAAAAATTATAATCCACGTTGGTTGTCACCAACAATATACTTACGACCCATTTGTTAAATTAGAACAAGATATGAAAGACGGTATTTAAAAAGGACTTGGTTTAGGTTGTTTATACCTAGTCCCTTCTTCAATTTCATCTTTTTGTTTTCCTCTAAATCTACTGACATCTTGTAAAGGAAGTCCTACCATTTTTTCAACTAATCTAGATGGATTATCTATTAATCCTCTACCAGGTTGAGCTACATCTCTAATTATTCTTCCAAAAGGAAACAATGTATATATTTGATAATCAGTTAATTTTTCCCAATCACCACTAGCATAAGCCATAATAGCTGCCATTGGTATTCTAGTTATAGGAGCACTTATAGCTTGTAAAGGTGCTATAGCTGTAGGATAAGTTCCATAAAAAGCTCTTTCTCTTTCTTTTTCATCACCAAATACCCAGTTAGCAGTATCTTGCATCCAGGAATATGGTTGTGGCATAGCATTATCAAATAAACTATACATAAACATAGAGCCTAAAGCCATTACAAACATATCTATAGTGATAGTTCTTTTAAACTTTTCGTAAGCTTCTGTACCTTCTTTAAATCCATACTTAGCAGCTTCTCTTGTTATATCATTACGAAAACGCACTGAATTCCAAGCGTATAGCTGAAACCTAGACATAACCTTACCTAGAGCAGTTCTAGCGAACATAGGCCTTTGTGGAGCTTCATACAAGAATTGAGTAGCTTTTACACCTTTCTTTGCCATTTCAATTAGAAACGGATGATTAGGGTCAGTAATACTACCTCCATAGCGTTCCCAAGCTCTTACATAATGAGCCATAAAAGCATCTCTTCTTAAAATTCTTTCAGGAACAGACATAAATTTAGCTGCTTGTGCAGTTATAGAATCCATTATACCGTGTTTTTTACCTAATTCAAATATTTTCTTTCTTGCAATAGGGTCTTTAGAATTAATACTAGTAGTCAAATCACCTATAAATGATTCTATACTTTTAAGAGTCTTAGCATCTTTACCAAGACCTAGCTCGTGAATCATAAATTCAGGAATAACACCTTTTTTAACTACAAATGCAGATACATCTTCCATGCTATTCCAATTAGGATTGATTCGTTTAAGCCATTTAATACTTCTTGCTTTCATTAAAGCATTAGGTCCTGCTGATTGTATAGTATGTAAACTACCACCAAATAAGTTAGTAATAGCAGATTTAGGGTGTGACAATAAAGCCATTAATTCAAACTTAGCTTCCATATTACTCCAATTTCGTATATCTTGATATGTAAATTCTTTTAATTCTTTAGGCAAATCACTTTCTTTAACTCCTAATTTTTCTCTTATTTTATTAATTCTATTTAATACTTTATTATCAGCAAACCAAGCATAAGGAGTCCCTTGTATTTTCATTTTAGAATCGTTATAAATATAATCAGGAATTACATCAGGTTGACCCATAGCTCCTTGTACATATAGTTTAAAAAAGTTTTCCCATCTATTAGCAAGGTCTTTACCAAATTTCTTTGTCATTCTACCTTTAGCTTCAGCAATAGTATTTCTACCAACAATTTGATTTAACTGTCTGTAGTAAGTAGATACAACATTCTTAACATAAGCATCCATTACATTCATATCAGTAGACCAGCCTTCTACATGACCTTTTCTTTGAGATAAAGAACCAGTAGATACTCTCATATCAGCAAATTTAATTATATCTTGTTTCTTTGCTCTTTTAGCTGCTACTCCCTGTAAAGCTTCTTTCATTTCAAATATATCTACTTTTTCCCAGTCACCCATATCACCAAACATCCATTCTCCAGTCAAAGACTTATGTCTCATAACAACTTCTTGTAAAGCTTTATCTTTTTCTGAAGGGCTTAAAGTAGAATCTTCCTGTATTTTCTTTAATGCTCTATCCATAGACCTTTTAGCTGCACCTTTATCAAAAAACATATGAGGCCAATATGTAGAAAAATCATATTGACCAGTAGGTTTAAATACCCATTTATTATAATTATTTCCTCTAGCACCAAGGTCATGCATCATAGAACGCATAATATGTCTCATTCCATCAATTCCAAGTTCCATACCAAGTTCATCACCTCTTTCAAAAGAACGCTCAGCATGCTTTATAAACAACTTCCAGTTCATTTTAGGTTGAGTTTTAGTCTTAGGGTCAAAGTATTCTCCTGTAGTATATTTATTAAATACTTTTTCATCGCCTCTAATAATTTTATGCATTGATTCAAATCTTTTAGTAAGCTTTTCTTTAACACCAGTAAGTTCTTTAACACTAGAACCATCAATTATTTCTTTTCCTGTAGCTCTTATTCTATTACCTGTATCATTAGTAATAGTAAACTCTTTGTCTTGTAATTTGTTCCAATTAAAATCTTTTTCAGTTTTTGATTTTAAATTTAAATAAGTTATTTTAGCTGCTTTTGCTTCACCTTCAGTTATTTCTTCTCTTTTTAACTGCTGGTCAATAACTTTTCTAATGCCTTGCTCTCTTTGAGCAACTGCAATTTTAAATAAACCATTACCTTCTTTGTGTTCTGTTAAGTTTAAAAAGTCAGTTTCTATTTCTTTAGACAATACTTCAGCTTTACTTTGAGCAAGACTGTTTGACTTATGTATCCAGTTTTGTAATATATCCATATAATAAGTAGGTCTTCTTATAAGCCCTTTTTTAATAGTCCCATCTGCTGCTTGAAACCATCCTTCTTTTCTAAGCCATTTAATATCATAAGCCATAAGTTCTCTATTTATAGTATCAGGAAATAAAGAATAATATCTCTTTTGTATCTCAGGATTAGCATTTTTCCATATTCTTTGGAAAATAGTTCCATTTTCAGTTTCTTTTAAATATTTATCTATCATTTCAAAGTCTTGTCTATGTAAAGCATTTAAATCTTTAGCTTTTCCAGTAGCTTCATAAAGTATACCTCTGATTTGTTCGTTTAAATCAGGTATATTTTGCATTTTATTATTATACTTCTTTAAAGATGTAGCTATACTTATTATAGTCTTTTTATCTTTATTAGTAACTTCATAAGGCTTAATACCAGCATAACCTTCATTATTAACTCCTCCTTGAACAAGTTTGTCTACTAAATTTTCATTAACAATACCAGCATCTTCAACTTCTTTTTCAACTTTTTTAGATTTATTTTTAATGTTATCTTCTGTAGGTTGTTCCCACATTTTTCCATATACATCGTTCATAGCTCTAAAATGATTTTGTATAGCTGTATCACTAACTTCTTCAGAATTTATACCTAACCTACCTTGCTTAGTTCCAGAAGCTTCTTTTATTAAATTAGTTATTGCTCCTCTTAACATAGGATTAAATTTGTCTTTTGATTGTTTTTCTAATAAATCATATATTACTTTTATTCTACCTCTGTTTAAAGTGCCTAACATTAAATGGTCAAATAACTCTCTTTCACCAGACTTAAGTTTAGATTTGTATTTAAATATTTCAGCATCTAGCTTCATTTGGTCCCAAGAAGCAGACCTTTTATCTCCTATTAAATCTTGAGGGTCTCTCTTTTTCTTTTTAGTTCCAGGGACAGGCTTTATATTCTCAGGATATTTAGATTCCATTAACTCATAAAAATCTAAAACCTTTTGTTTTTGAGGGTCTAACTCAGCTCCAGTATCTAAATCTCTTCTTTCTTTAATAGACATATAGCTTTTTTGTTTAAAAGTTTCAGTTCTAGCATGTATCTCTTCTATCTTTTTTCCATTAATTTTATGCTTACCTAGTATTCTTTTAATATTTAACAACGTTGCCATATCTGCTAAATCATTTGATATAAAATCTTCAGATTGCCTTACAATATCTCCTAATAGTTTAAATCTATAATCTCTGTTATTTAAAAACTCTTGTCTATAACCACCTTCTTTGTTATCAATTTCTTTTTTCCAAGGTGTTTTGTTAATAATATTAATCATTTTTTTATAACCATTTATAGAAGTATCATCTGCTAATTCTCTTCTTACAAATCTGTTTTGAAGATTGTTAACAAGCACTACATCTACTTGGTCATTGTATGGCACTCTAAAAGAAGCTCTAGCCATATATGGTTTTAACCAATCATATTTTTCTACCATTTTATTAACTTCAGAATAAGCATTTCTTGTCATATTTAAATCAAGTCTATTGAATAGATTGTCACTCCAGTCTAATCCTTCTAAGGTACTTGCTATTTTAGGTAACATAGTATTTTTCTGAACTTCAGTTAATCTAGCTACACCAGAAGCCATATCATTGACCTCATCCATAGTCCATCTTCTACCTTCAGCAAAATTCCTACTAAAATAAGCAGAGTTCATTTTTTTATATTGACTTAATATACCTTGATTTGTGTTACCACCTTTTAAGAAAAAGGGTTTGTCTATTGTTTCAAGTTCTTTAGGATTTAAATTTTTCCAATTACCTTTACCATATCGCTTTATTTTAAAAGATTTATTAAAATATGAATCATGTAATGTTCTAAAAAATACTTCAGGGCTTTTTAATCCTGCTTCATCTAATGGGTCAGAACCAAATGCTATTTGTGCACGTGTAAGTTCTCTTTGGTATCTATTAGGGTCTTTAGCACTAACAGTAATTTTATATAAGTCTTTTTTTACTCTAAATACTAAGTCTTCTTTTTTACCAGGTGTATCCATTAAGCTATTATAAGCGGATTTCATAGTTTGTGCCTGACTAACTATAGTACCAAGCAAATCACGACCAGTAACAGCACCCTCAGATGCTTTTAATCTAGATATAGGAGAGTAGTATAAAGCTTTACTTGACTTTAATGGATTAGATTCACCAGCACCTTCTGTAAGAAGCTCTCTAAAATCTTTCTTATTATCCATTACATCGCCTTTTTTGTAAAACTCACCTTTATTCTTATGAATAGCTTCTATCCATGATTGTTTCATTCCATAGCCAGTACCGTTTTCATTCTTACCGCCAAAATATATAAAAGCTTCATCACCATCAAGGTCAGCACCACCTAATGCTCTCATACTCCTGCCATGCATCATTATACCATGCCCTTCTCTGCCTGTAAAGCCTTTAAATTTTAGCTTATGTGCTCCAGATATACTGTCCATAGGAACACGTAAAACAAGAGCACTAAATATGTCTTTATGTACTGGATTTTTAGAATCCCAAAGCCTACCTAATTTCTCAGTTTTTCCATTAGGAAGTTTAACTTGAGTGTCTCTATATGCTTCATCTAAATAAAATATATCATCTCTTTTGTTTAGTTCTTTAAAATCTTTTTGCATCCATTTGTCAAAAGGTCTTATTCTTGCAACAGCAGAATTGTCTGCACTAGGTCTTGTAATTGATTTGACAAAGTAATTATGTAAAACAGCTGCTCTATAATCTCTTACATGCTTATGTAAGTATCCAGAAAATCCA